ATTCAAAACAATAAATTCTTTGATTTTACATTAACCAAAAACGGTAATTTAGTAAAATAGTATCTCAAAGTATATTTATAGTAAAATCTTTAATGAAACAATTGAGAATACTTGGTCCCCACGAAATAGGTAAGGGAATTTTAATTGAAGACGATGCGGGGTATCTTTCTCCTCATGATAAGTTAAATGAAGCTTTCCTTAAGGAAAATAATTCAATGGATCATAAGAAACCATTTGAATTTTACGCTGTATTACAGAAGTATAACACTCCAAATAGAAACGGTAGATTCTACCCTGAACAAATTCTGAAAAGAGAAGCGGACAGATACAAAAAAATAATTGAAAAAGGACTATCAACTTCTGAGTTGAACCATCCTGAATCATCACTAATTGATTTGGATCGTGTCTCCCATTTAATCACTGATATATGGTGGGAAGGGAATGTTTTGATGGGTAAATTGAAATTATTGACATCACCAGGTTTCCACGAAAGCGGTATTGTGTCAACTAAAGGGGACATTGCTGCGAACTTGATGAGACAAGGTGTTACTATGGGAGTATCATCAAGAGGTGTGGGATCATTAAAAAAGGTTGGGGAAAGAAACGAGGTTCAAGATGACTTCGAACTAATTTGTTTCGATTTAGTATCATCTCCATCAACACCAGGTGCTTATCTTTTCCCAAATGCGGATGATAGAATGAAATACGAAGAAAATCTTGAAGAAGAAAAAAGAATAGAAATAGAACCTAGCTCGAATAAGTCGCTTGATTTAATGAAAAAATTGACCGATTATTTAGGTAGATAAATTCAAACTATGGACGAAAAATTTTTTGTAGCAAAAATTACTTACGATTTACCTGATGAAAACTCTGGTAAAATCAAAAAAATCAGAGAGGAAAAACTTGTTAAAGGGTATTCAGTAACCGACGTTGAAGCAAAGGTTACCAAAAAATACGAAGGTTTCTCACATGATTGGAGAATCACCTCCGTATCTGAAAGTAAGATTGATGAAGTAATTGAATAAAGTGGTCTTTGACCACTTTTTTTATTTAGATGATATTTATAAACAAAAAGTACAATGAATATTATCTTATCTTACCCTGACGGTAATAAAATATTACAAGACTCTACAATTGAAGATGGAGTCGCAGCTGCAACGGCTTTATCCCTTACACAATATAACGTTATTCCATGGACTTCTACACCAATTTATGTTAATGATGCTAGTGGGAGTGGGTTTGTTGTATCGATTAATGAAAGTTCTACGGTATCAAGAATATTAGTCTTTGATACAACAGCTGCTAACGTGTTGTCGTGGGTTTCTACAAATTTCCCAACCGCGACAGTAACAACTATGGGAAAAAATAACTTTACATTATACTCAGCCTAAATTTTTTTGATTTGGGCACTATTTATTAGTTAAAATAATAACAATTTATTATGCAAAAAAATAAATCAATTGTTGAAGAGGCACTTATTCAAATGAAAAACGTTGAAGAAGCTATCGCCGAAAATGCAAAAGGAATACTTCGTTCTACAATGAAAGAAGAAATCGGACAATTAGTAAAGGAATCTCTATCTGAACAAGAAGAAGAAGACGAGATTGAAATGGACTCAGAAGTAGATACTGAAATGGATGACGAATCAGATGATGAGGAGTTAGACATGGATGTTGATAATGATGAAATCGAAATGGATTTAGATATGGATTCTGAAGGACCAATTGATTTAACAGGAGCATCTGACGAGGAGATTTTAAAGATCTTCAAGGCTATGGGTGAAGAAGATGGAATTATCGTTAAGAAAGACGGTGATGACATTCATATCACTGATAACAATCAAGATGCTGAATACCTTGTTAAATTAGGTGAGTCAGAAGAAATGGAAGAATCTATGTACGATGAAATCGACGAAAATTTAGACGAAGAAGGTATGGACATGAATACTGAATTTGATTCTGAGGATCAGTCTTCTGATTATGACGTGGATGCTATCGTTGACCAACTTTTCGACGGAGATCATCATCTTGAAGAAGATGAAGATATGGACGATGAAGAAATGGACGAAGTAGTTTACGAAATAGAGATGGACGATGAAGAATTGGACGAACAATCTATGGACGCTGAATTAGACGTTGAAATGGAATCTGAGATGGATGAAGAATCTATCTATGAGCAAGACGACGAAGATGAAGAGGACGAAGATGAAGAAATGGACGAATCTTACGACCACGAAAAAGTCGGAGTAAAAGAGGCAAAAATGTCAGTTAAACCTAAGGGTGTTGGCATGGGTAAGCCTGATTTCAAATTTGACGGAGAGACTGAATACAAGTCACCTAAGAAAATGAAACAAGGAACAAAAGGCGTTGGTATGGGTAAACCTAAGTTCGAATATAAGAAAGGTGAAAACATGGAAGGTAAATTGAAACCAGCAAAAAAGAAAGTGGAGGCTAAAGAAGCATCACGTACTTATGGTTTCGGTTCTAAAGACAAGTCAAGAGGTCTTAGAAAAGGAATTACTCCTAATAGAAACCTGACTTTTGAAGCATTGGAAGTTGAAGTTAAGCAATTAAGAGAAAAGAATGATGAGTACAGAAAAGCACTTAACATTTTCAGATCTAAACTTAACGAGGTTGCAATCTTCAATTCAAACTTAGCATACGCTACAAGATTATTTACTGAACACGCAACAACTAAGAAAGAAAAAATTAACATTCTTAGAAGATTTGATAGTGTTGAGTCATTAAAAGAATCTAAAAACCTATACAAATCTCTTAAAGATGAGTTAGGTCACACTGAGACAGCACCTACTAAATCAATCAACGAATCAGTTGGTAAAATTGAGAAGGTAGTTTCAACTGGATCATCAACTAATCTAATTGAGAATAAAACTTATGAAGCACCGCAATTCTTAAGAATTAAGGACTTGATGAGTAAAATTGGATAAACAATAAAACAAAAAAAATACTAAAAATGGGAGCATTATTAGAATCAGGTCTTGTTGGTAACATCGGTCTTAAGCACCTTAAAGTTATCAAAGAAGACACAATCAACAAATGGGACAAATTAGGCTTTTTAGAAGGTCTTAAAGGTCACCAAAAGGAAAACGTAGCTCAGTTATTTGAGAACCAAGCATCATATTTGATCAATGAAGCTGCAACAACAGACTCATCAGGTTCTTTCGAAACTGTAGTTTTCCCTATCGTTAGAAGAGTTTTCTCTAAATTATTAGCTAACGATATCGTATCAGTACAAGCAATGAACTTACCAATCGGTAAATTATTCTACTTTGTACCTCATATCCAAAGATATCAATCACCTAACGAGTTATTACCTCAAGATGGTGGAGATCACTACGCACCTTTTGGTTCACCAAACGGTCCTGCATCTCAACAAGCTGGATATAACCAAAACGATAAAGATTTATATGACCTTTTCTACGAAGGTAACGAACCAGATTTGGATCCTCCAGGTCTTTTCGATTACTCTAAAGGTACTTTCTCTGCACAGACTTTCACAGCTTCAACTCAAGTTTGGGATTCAGCAGGTAACGCATTAATCCAATCAGGATATGGTGCAGGTACTTACAGAAAAGTTATCATGGCTTTATCTGGTTTCCAATCAGCAGGTCAAGGTCAATTAATCGGACCAGATGGTAACGAACAAGATACAGAAGCTTTCTTAGCTTCATTACAAGTGTTAAAAATCACTAACCCTAATACAGGTAATGGATTCTCAGGTGTATCTTCACCAGTGTTATTCAGAGTTGTAACTCAGGTGTATGGTCAAGGTATTGTACAATACGGTGGTCAATCATCTACAACATTCCCTTCAACAGGTAATGGTGGTTCTTACAACAACGTTTGTGATGCAAACGGAGTTATCTATTTAGAGGCTGACTTACAAGTTCCTTGTGAAGTAACTTCAAGTTCACTTGATGGTTATTCTGGTTACACTTCAGTTATTGATACAGCTTACAACCAAGCGTTCAAATGTAAGTACAGAGTGTACAAAGAAATGGAATTTGAAGACAGATTAGGTGAGGTTTCTTTTGACCTTCAAGCAGTAACAGTTTCTGTTACAGAAAGAAAGTTAAGAGCACAATGGTCACCTGAATTGGCTCAAGACGTTGCGGCATTCCACAACATCGATGCTGAAGCTGAATTAACAGCTTTATTATCAGAGCAAGTTGCAGCTGAAATCGATAGAGAAATCCTAAGAGACCTTAGAAAAGGTGCGGCTTGGAACTTAAGATGGAACTACAACGGTTGGAAGCAACTTGGTAACAACGCAGTACCTTACACACAGAAGGACTGGAACCAAACACTTATCACAGCAATCAACCAAATTTCTGCACAAATCCATAAGTCTACTTTAAGAGGTGGAGCAAACTGGATCGTTGTTTCTTCTGAAATCAGTGCTATTTTCGATGACTTGGAATATTTCCACGTATCAAACGCAGCTCCTGAACAAGATCAATACAACATGGGTATTGAAAGAGTTGGTACTCTTGCTGGTAGATATCAAGTTTATAGAGATCCTTACTTCCCACCAAACCAAGTGTTATTGGGTCACAAAGGAACATCTTTACTTGACACAGGTTACATTTACGCACCGTATGTACCTTTACAACTTACTCCAACAATGTACAATCCATTCAACTTCACACCTATCAAGGGTATCATGACTAGATACGCTAAGAAAATGGTTAACAACCGTTTCTATGGTAGAATCACAGTTGATGGTGTTAGAACATTCGATTTGAGAGAGTTAAGATAATATGGTCTAACCTTTTATATGAAAGGGTCCCTTATGGGACCCTTTTTTTTTATACGAGATATTTATTAACATGATTAAACAAAACTTTAATATGAATTCTGATGAGATTGTTAGAATTTTAAAAATGCATGAAAATGCAACGAAGAATCATTATTTGATTAAAGAACAAGTTAGACAAACCCAAACATTAGAACCTAAGACTTTTCAATTACCCGCACAAACTTTTGCGAGTGGATACCATTCTGCAAATTCCTTGAATCCTAATCAAAAAGAACAGATAACAGGAGTCCTCAATCAGATTGCAGATTATTTGAAAAAATATAAAGGTGTACCCATGGAGATTCAAATTACAACAGGAGAATCTCAACCAACTAACTTCGATAAAGAAAATAATAAAAAATTAAATTCAGGACAACTTGCAGATTTAAGAGGACAAACAGTTACAAAAATTATTGAAGACTTTTTTAACGGATTAGTAAAAAGCGGACAACTACCGTCAATGCCAAAAATACCAAAATACCAAACACAAATTGGAAAAACACCTAAAGGATTAGATCCAAATGATCCAAAGTATCAAGCTGAACAATTTATACGTTTTTCTGTTGTTGCTTCAGGTGAAGTAACCACTGAATGTTTAGTTGGATTAAAGATAATGTTTGTTTATTTGAATAGGAAAGATGATCAAATCCCATGTAGAGGAGACCATTTTTGTGACGAAGCTGTATTTGACGTTTATTTAAATAAGACAAAAGTAGGAGTTGCTAATTTAAATAATGGAGGATGCCAAGGTGAGGAATGTAATAGAAGATCAATTATTCAAGTAACACCTGAAATGGTAAATTCTATTGTTAATAATCCTGATTTCGAAAAGAAAAAACAATTAGTTTTATGGTATTCTTGTGCATCTCAGATGTGTCATTCATCAATACCTGAAATTTACATATCTAACAAAGACGGAAAACAACTATTCCCCAACACAAATTTTCCATCTCCTTGCGTTGCAACAGGATCAAAAAAAGGAGATAAAGGACCTTGGGCTTTAATGGTTCTCGATGGTTGTGGTAATCCAATACAAATGTCAGTTCAAGCATCTAATGCCGAAATGAAAGCAATACAGGATCAGATAGCGGCAGAAGAAGAAGAGAAAAGAAAAAAAGAAGAAGAGAAAGCTAGACAAGATAGAGAAGCTGCAGAAGCTTTAACTAAAGAACAACTAGCAAAAATTCAAAGAATACTTGAATATGGTAAGACAAATGGATTGGAAATGGCGTCAGGAGGGTCAAATAATAAAAATGTTTTTGCAATGACTAATTTTTTCCAAGTTTTAGAAGAGAGGGCTGAAGGTAATTTTTTTGTTGCAAAAATAAAAAATATTACGAGGAATAAGGTTGCTATAAGTTTTATAAAAGACCCTGAAACAGGATCACCAATGAGTTTGGTAATTCCTGGTGGATCGGAAATTATTTTGAAATACCCTTTGTATAAAATTGATATAAACGTAAAGAAAAAAAGATTTTCGGACCAATTTATGATTCCAAAAATACATGAAGAGGGTAATTATTATTTTGTTGATAGAAAAATTGGATTTAAGGATCAAACCCCTGAAAATATCAGAGGTTCAGTCTTGGAACCAAATTTTATTTAAATAAAATTGTATCCAATATAGGTACAAAAACTGAATCTTTCTTTGTCCAATCCTTTTTAGAAAATTCTTTAGAATAGTTCTTCAAAGATTTTTTGGTATACCATTTTACATATGGTTGTCTTGGTATTTTTACAGATGTCTTCTTAATTGGAGAACAAAAAGAAAATAAGATTGTGATTAA